GCAGATACGCTTGGATCGAATGTTTTATATCCTGCTTATCGTAGTTTCCCTGAAACTTTTAGTGATGACGCTGATAGGTTATATGTTCCTTGGAGCATTGACGATGCTTATCACAAGTTAGAAAACTTGTTAGAAGTACCACATTCAAACATGGGCTTGATCAGCGACTGGACTAACGGCACTGTGGATCGCATCGTGGACATTTTAGAGGGCAAGGGTGAGCAGTGGAATCGTGCAGGCAATCGTTATAGAGATCATGTAAGTACACCTAAGTATCAGCTCAGGAATCAAAAATGAAAGTAATGGTAACCGGAGCTGCTGGGTATATTGGAGGCGAAACTGTATTAAAACTGGTGGATGCCGGGAACGAAGTGTTAGGCATCGATTTAGTCAAGCCTGCAGATTATTTAGAACAATTACCCAACACTTGGTGGAGTGTAAATGATTTTGCCAGCGATGTTGGATTGGCTACCATTGGCATGTTCCATCCTGAAGCAATCATACACTGTGCTGGTACTAGCCTAGTTGGTCCTAGCGTTCTCAATCCAAGACAGTATTACGATAATAATTTTGTAAAAACCAAACAGTTATTGGATTGTTTGATTGATAATCAATTGACCAACATTAGATTTATTTTTAGCAGCAGTGCTGCAACTTATGGCAATCCTGTCATGACACCTGTGCAAGAAATAGATCCTACCGAACCTATCAGTCCGTACGGTCAAAGCAAGCTCATGACGGACTGGATGTTACAAAGTTATCATCAGGCTTACGGTATTGATTTTGTATCATTTCGTTATTTTAATGCTTGTGGTGCTGATAGTCAAGCTCGTCATGGACAACCTGCTGGCGCTACACATATCATCGCTCGTGCGTTAGAGTCAGTTAAAAATAAACAAGATTTCACTTTATACGGTACCGATTATCCTACTAAAGATGGCACTTGTATTCGAGATTATATTCATGTAGAAGATCTAGCTCAAGCGCACATCCTTGCCACAGACCGAACTGTTCCCAGTGGTATTTACAATCTTGGAACCAACAAAGGCCACAGCAATCTTGATGTTGTTCAAATAGCAGCATTAGTTACTGGTTTTGACATTCCTGTATTACATGGACCTAAACGGGTGGGGGATCCTGCCATTCTTACTGCCGATGCTAATAAGTTTATGAGTGCCAGCAGTTGGCAACCACAGTTTGATTTACAAGATATGATTTGTCATGCCTGGGATTGGTATAATCGATGACATATCAGTTAGAATTAGTCAAAAAAGATATAGAACATTGGATACAAAACTTTGTAGAAGTTCCGCATCTAGCACTGGGTGGCTGGGCTCCGTGTCCTTACGCTAGACAAGCCAGGCTTAACCGGGATTATGAAATTAGACTAGGCTTGGCTCCGATACATGATTTAATTAGCCTCAGTAAAAAAGGACTGGCTGGCAAAAGTGTTGTGATATTTGTTTATGATCCTGTACTGATTTCACATGAAGAATTGCATCATGCGGTTGATACAATTAATCAAAAATTCTTATTGGAAAAAGATCTAATAGCTTTAGAAGATCACCCAGCAGATCTTGAAATGGTAAACGGGGTGGTTATGAACCAAGGTACCTATGCTTTAATCTTGGTCCAAGATTTGAAAGATCTAGATCAAAAGGCTCGTGCTATAGCCCAAAAGGGTTTTTACGACACCTGGCCTGAGGAATATCTAAACAAACTGTTTCAAAATCGGCAGGATCCACGACAATGACTTATCAATTTGCCAGAATCCGATTAGAGGAAACTACCTATCAACCTAGTATTGAGTGGGAATACTTACGCGAACCCGACATTACACAACTCAAAGATATCTATAGAACTTATTGTATCTATAAACACTTTGTTAGTGTCATGCCCTTGTTTGACAGTCAATTTACTGATCCCAACACTGATGTCATTGGATATAGAGAAGCTGGAAAATTAATAGCGTTTAGTTTGATGAAACGTTACGACAAGGAAAACGTTCTAGCTAGTCAGTTTGCATGGACATATCATAATCCACGAACTAGACTTGGCGTAGAAAGTTTAAAAACAGAGTGTGCTATCTATAGAGAGCGCGGTTTCAAGTTTTTATATTTGGATCAAGCACACCTGTACAAACAAAACTTAGAAGGCTTTGAAATTTTAGGAGCATTACAATAATGTATTCAGTATATCAACATTGGGATCCGTTGAAAGTTTGTGTTGTGGGGCGCAGTTACCCACCTGAATTTTATTCATGGATTACTATTTCACATGTTCGCAGACTGTTTGAAAAAATTGCAATCGAAACCGAAGAAGACTATCAAGGTATTATTAAAAAATTAAAAGAGTTTGGTGTTGAAGTGTTGCGCCCAGATTTGCCATCTGACCCGTTTATAAATGGAAAATATATAGCGCCGCCAATGACTCCAAGAGATCACACAGTTATGGTAGGTGATGTATTTTTTGAAAACTACAGTATCGATTTCAAAAAATCCTATAATAATGTAAAAGATATATCGTGGCCCAAGTGCAATAGTTTAGAAGAATTTAAAAATTTGCCAACTCCAATTCAACAAGAATGTAATGAAGTGCATAATCTTGATAAATTTATTTGTTTGTATTCCACATATGATAAAATTTATGAAAAAATACGTCAGCAAGGAAATACAATAAAATCGAATTTTTATCCGGAAAAGCTGATCAACGGTGCACAAATTTCAAGAATTGGTAAGGATTTATATTTTGGAACCGAGTCATACAATCAAGATACCACCGAATATAAAAAAATAATAAATCAAGAGTTTACAAACACACGCAATCACATAGTCAACACAGGCGGCCACGGCGATGGTACCTACTGTCCTGTGTGTCCAGGTCTTATTATAAGTTTACGAGATGTGCCGACTTATGCTGATACATTTCCGGGATGGGAAGTAGTCTATCTACCTGGACAAAGTTGGGCTAAAGTTAAACCATTTTTAGAACTTAAAACAAAAAATAAAGGTAAATGGTGGATTCCTGGATTTGAACAAGATCAAGCTGTGGTAGATACTGTAGAAACCTGGCTAGGACATTGGACTGGCTATGTTGAAGAAACTGTTTTTGATGTCAACATGTTGATCATTGATCCTAAAAATGTCATGGTGTTCAATTACAACAAACAGGTTTTTGATGCTCTAGATCGATATGGAATTACTCCTCACATAGTTCCGTTTCGTCACAGATATTTCTGGGATGGTGGTATTCATTGCGTTACTAGCGATATTCATCGTGAAGGTGTCATGCAAGATTATTTTAAAGAGAGGAAGTAAAATGGCAGACTTATACACAATTTGGGCAAATAAAGAAGGCGATATTTTAGACTTAGACTGGGTCAACGGAATGAAGAGTTTCTTTGATCATTTGGTTTCCGAAGGCAAAATGGAAAGCTACAGAATCACTAGATGTAAGATGGGCTTTCGCAGCATTGCTGATATGCCGGAATGGATGATCTTGATGGAGTTTAAAGACATGGCACAGATGGACTCGGCATTTCGTCGCGTGGCTCCACTTGAAGGCGAACTGGAAGTAAAACACAAAAGTTTCAATCAGTTTGTAGCCGGCGATATACAGCATGCCTTGTTTAGAGATTGGCCCGATGAGTTTTAAATCCCTATTTGATTTTGAAGCCGCTTTAGCTGAATACACCGGGGCACCATATGTAGTTGTCACAGACGGATGTACTCATGCACTTGAACTATGCTTTAGACATGCCGGAACACAACACACCAAATTCTCAGCCTACACTTATCTTAGTGTGCCCATGCTGATGTATCATCTCGATATTTGTTTTGAAATGACCAGCGAAGAATGGTCAGGTGAATACCAGTTTGCAGATACCACGATCTGGGACAGTGCTCGTAGATTAGAACCAGGAATGTATCGTCCTGGACAAATGCAGTGTCTCAGCTTTGGTTGGACCAAACCTTTACAGCTGGGTAAGGCAGGTGCTATCTTGTTGGATGACTACGAAACATACAAAAAGTTCAGTCGTCAACGTAGTGACGGACGCGATCTAACCGTGCCATGGGAAACTGAAACTGACTTGATCTTGGGCTGGCACTACTGCCCTACCTTGGAACTGTGTGCTCGTGGTTTGGAACTACTACTAACCGTAGAACCAAAATCACAACCTGGAAAATATCCAGACTGTAGAAAAATTTCGTTTGCGACTTGACACTGACCTAAATAACCCCTATAATAGTAACAAGACTGGTCATCCACGACCCTATAACTCGGAGAAATAAATGGCAGAAGAACAAGAAAAGAATTTGAGCGAAGTAATTCGCGAACAGATGCGAGCACAAGGCAAACGCTTTTGGGCTGGCGACAACATCAGTGACTTTGTCAGCAAGGGCGATAAGGTTTACTTGATTGACGAAGCAACTAAAGCCTTTGAAGGTGTACTAGATGCCTTGTTGATCGATAGAGAAACAGATCCAAACTCACGAGGCACAGCACGTCGCTTGGCCAAGATGTATTACAATGAAATTATGGGAGGTCGATATGATCCAGCACCTGATGCAACAGCTTTTCCAAATGATTCAGAAGATAGATATGAAGGTATGCTTGTTGTTCGTAGCGAGTTGCGTAGTATGTGTAGCCATCACCATCAACCTGTTAGTGGTGTTGCATACATCGGAATTATTGCAGCCAATAAACTTATTGGCCTGTCTAAATATACTAGGATTGCTCAGTGGTGCGCTCGTCGTGGCACACTTCAAGAAGAATTGTGTAACGACATAGCAAGAGAAATAATGCGTGCTACTGATAGTGAGCATGTGGGCGTGTATATCCAAGCCACGCATGGTTGCTGTGAGAATCGTGGCATTATGGCACACAGTTCATTGACTCAGACCACTGTGCTCAAAGGTGCGTTCAACACAGACCCTGGCACCAAGAAAGAGTTTATGGACAATATCAAACTGCAACAGGACTTTGCCCCAAGATGACTTATGTTGTAGGCGAAGCCTGTATCCTTTGTAAACATACTGACTGCGTAGATGTATGTCCGGTGGATTGTTTTATAGAAGGTCCCAACTTTCTTGCTATCAATCCAGACGAGTGTATCGATTGTGCTGTGTGCGTTCCAGAATGTCCAGAAAACGCCATCTATGCCAAGGATGATGTTCCAGCAGATCAACAAGAATTTGTCCAAATCAATGCTGAGCTAGCACGGGTATGGCCAGCAATTACCAAAAGTAAACCTAGTTTACCTGAAGCTGAAAAATGGTCAGGTGTTGCTAATAAAATACAACACCTTGATCGTGGTTAATAAATAATTTTAGAAAGAAAGATATCATGACCCAAGAACGCACTTTTACACTTAACTTAAAAAATAATCAGCAGATCGTTTTAAAATTCAGCTCAATCTCGGCTACCGGAGATCGATTGTGGCAGATGTTTGCCACAACCGAAGCTTTAGATACCGTAGACCAAATCATTGCCGTAGCTGAGACAGTGGCCAAGACCAAATTGCCAGCTAAAACTGATTCCAAGTCTGCAGGCAAGACAGTTGCAAAAACTACCAAAAAGAAGTAATCAAACACCGGCCTGTTCGGCGTCACCCCGGTATACAAACTCTGCCGCCTATGCTATAATCTAACATAGGAGGATCATAATGGCAAAGTATTATTCAACAAAAACTTACGGACATAACATTGGTTTGAGTGCGGTATTCCGTCAACCTAATGCCGATCATTCGCATTGTCACTTGCTACATGGTTACAGTTTGGCCTTTACATTTACATTTGGGTGTGATCATCTAGATGACAAAAACTGGGCAGTAGACTTTGGTGGTCTGAAGAAGCTCAAGGCCTGGCTGGAAGATAATTTTGATCACAAGCTGGCTTTGGATCGTTCTGATCCGCATCTTGCTAAGTTCCAAGAACTAGAAACATTAGGTCTAGCGGAAACTAGGATCTTTGATGGTGTGGGCGCAGAAAAGTTTGCCGAGCATGCTTTTAATTTTGCAGATCGCTTGATACGCAAAGAATCCAAAGGTCGTTGTTATTGTGTCCGAGTAGAATGTGCTGAACACGGAGCCAACAGTGCTATCTACGAAGGTTAATGAAATCCTGGACCTGCTACAAGAAGAATGTGGCGAAGTGGTCCAGATGGTCAGCAAGGCTCGACGTTTTGGCCTGGATGAAAAGCGTGAGGACTTGGTCCGGGAAATAGGTGATGTCGCTCTCTTGATTGAACTGTTACATGCACATGGACTTTTTACCCACAAAGAACTAGATCAGGCTAAATTAGACAAAGAGACTAAACTTACTAAGTGGTCCACCATTTACAATTAAGGAAACCTATGACTACGCATGAATATAAAATAGCAGTATTACTTCCTACCAGAGGACGTAGTGATGCCTTAGAAAAGAGTGTCAAAAGCCTATATGATCTAGCCGATGATCCAGATTCAATACAGCTCATGTTGGGCTTTGACAACGACGATAGTGAAGGTGTGACGGCATTTCAAGAACTACTACAGCCCTGGTTAGATGAAAAAGAAATCAGCTACACTGCCATGGCATTTGAACCCATGGGCTATACCCGTTTAAACGAATATGTAAACAAGCTGGGTCTAGAATCAGACAGTGATTGGTTAGTTTTTTGGAACGACGATGCCTATATGGAAACACAGGGTTGGGACACTGTCATTGCCAACCATACCGGTGAATTCAAGTTATTAGCTTTCCATACACATAACGATCATCCTTACAGTATCTTTCCAATTGCTCCCAGAGCTTGGCTAGATCACATGGGTCATCTAAGCCCGCATCAGATTTCAGATGCCTGGCTTAGTCAACAGGCCTACATGTTAGACATCTGGGAACGTATCTCGGTTAATGTAGTACACGATCGTCATGATCTCACTGGCAATAACGGTGATGACACTTTCCACAATCGAATCATGTTTGAAGGCAATCCCAATAATCTTAACGACTTCCATCATCCAGAATGGAACAATCGTCGCTTGATTGAAACAGATGTGTTGTCGCAATACATGAAATCACAAGGTTTAGACATTAGTTTCTGGGAAAACGTTAAACTAGGTAAACAAGATCCATGGGTCAAATTAAGAGACAATGACCCTAACAAACAAATGCGTCAATATCAATTTAAACGGAACTAATCATGACAGTAGAAACCCTAGAAGAAAAAATCCGTCGCTATTGGAACAATCAACCCTGCAATGTGCGGCACGGTCAAAGTGAACCTGGAACATTAGAGTTTTTTCAGGAAGTATCGAGTCGCCGCTATCGTGTAGAAGCACATATTCCAGAATTTGCTGGATTCCACCTATGGCAAGGCAAGCGTGTGTTGGAAATTGGACCAGGCATCGGATCAGATGCAGCCGAATTTGCACGCAACGGTGCCGAATACTATGCCATTGACTACTCAGAAGAAAGTGTTAAACTAGCACGTAAACGATTTGAAGTAGAGGGTCTCGAAGGGGAATTCCGCTGTGGCGATGCCAGCAATCCGGCCGTGTATAAAAATCTTCCAAAGTTTGATTTGATTTATAGTTACGGAGTGATTCATCACTTCCCGGCCATTGATAAAATTATCGACAATGTGCATGCGGCCTTGGCTTCCAAAGGTGAATTCCGTTTTATGGTCTATGCCAAAAACTCCTGGAAGCAGGCCATGATCAACAAAGGGCTTGACCAGTACGAAGCACAGGCCGGTTGTCCTTATGCTAAAAGTTATAGCAAAGAAGATATCTATGATCTTCTAGGCGACCAGTTTGAAGTATTGAGGTTGCGTCAAGACCACTGTTTCATGTATAATGTAGACAAGTACAAACAAGGCGAATATGAATTGGAGCCTTGGTTTGAGGCCATGCCCGAGGCCATGCGAGAAGCTGTAAAAGAATATCTGGGTTGGCACCTACTGGTTAAAGCAAAACGACTTTGAAAAAAACTTACTATACTTGGTCTGATGTAGAGCGACAAACGCAGGAAATCCTGCGTCAACTACAGCGTGACGCGTGGCAACCTGACTATGTGGTTGGACTCACTCGTGGTGGGTTGGTAGCGGCCAATCTAATCAGTCAATATTTAGAATGTCCCATGGAATGTCTCAAGGTCAGCCTGCGTGACGATGCCGATCTGCCTGAAAGCAATCTATGGATGGCCGAAGATGCCTTTGAAGGCAAGCGTATTCTTATAGTGGATGACATCAATGATTCAGGTGCTACATTGGCCTGGATCAAACAAGATTGGCAGGCCAGCGCCTTACCTGGGCATCCAGATTGGGGGACGGTCTGGAACAATACAGTTCGTTTTGCCGTATTGATCAACAACGAAGCCAGCAAATTCAAACGCATAGACTACTCCAGCATTGAAATTAACAAGGCCGAAGAAGATGTCTGGATTGTATTTCCCTGGGAAGACTGGTGGAAGTAATTGATAATTGAATTGATTGGAACTTGGTTGTTGGTAGGTTTTGTCAGTGCCGTTGGTTGGAATGTGGCCGATGAAACGGTCAATAAACCTGTGCTGGATCCTTGGTTATCTAAACAAGTACAAGTAAATGGCAAAACTGTCAAAGTGGATCCTGATACAAATTCTCAACCCTCAACTGAAGAATCTAAATAAACACATGAAAATCAAAGTAAGCGAACTATTTTACAGCTTACAAGGCGAAGGTCGCTTTGTAGGAGTACCCAGCGTGTTCCTAAGAACCTATGGTTGCAATTTTACCTGTAGCGGTTTTGGTTGCAAGCCCGGTGAAAAATCCTCAGGAGCCGATGATGTGGCCGAAGTGGTTCACATGTACGATCGTTTTGAAGATCTGCCCTTGGTTGAAACTGGCTGTGATAGCTATGCATCGTGGCATCCGGCATTCAAGCATCTAAGTCCTAACTATACCACAGAAGAACTTGTGACCAAAATGCTGGCTCTAATACCCAATGGACATTGGATGCAGAACAACGGTAACGATGTGCATCTCGTGATCACCGGTGGTGAACCACTCTTGGGTTGGCAACGAGCTTATAAAGAACTCCTGAGCCATCCCGATATGGCTGACTTGAAAAATATTACATTTGAAACCAATGGCACTCAAGAACTGCATGCGGATTTCAGTGACTATTTGATTGAGTGGGCGCAGGAAGCTCCTGGACGTGAAGTTACATTCAGTGTCAGTGCCAAGTTAAGTGCGTCTGGGGAAGAGTGGTCTGATGCTATACAACCAGAGATTGTCAACAGTTATCAAACCTACGGACATGTCTATCTCAAGTTTGTAGTAGAAACTGAAGAGCATGTTCACGAAGCCGTTCGTGCGGCCAATGCCTTCCGCGCAGGTGGTTTTACCGGTGTTGTTTATTTGATGCCGCAGGGCGGACTTCAAGGTAGTTACGAACAGAATTTGCGTAGTATTGCAGATATTTGCGTAGAACGAGGTTTTAATTTAAGTCCAAGACTTCATTGTTCTATTTGGGGGAATGGTTGGGCAAGATAATATATTTCCCCATTTATTGCTAAATAAATATGCAATAAATGGGGAAATATGAAAAAATCTGCTTATACACATAAAGAGTTTGTTGATAAAGTAAAATCTGTAAATCCAGATATTTCTATTATAGGTAACTATGCTGGAGTAGAAAAGAAGATAGAGATTAGTTGTAAACATAATGGTAGTAATATGGTTTACGCATATTCGTTGTTAAAATCTCGAAATTGCTGTCGAAAAGGATATTTTGAAACAAGAACTCTACACAATAAGAAAGATATAGAACAAAGAAAAGCAGAAATAGATAAAGTGTTTAATTTAGCTATTAATACTAAAGATGCCGTATATAATGATAGTAGAGATAAGATATTAAATCTAATATGTAAAGATCACAATGTCGTATTTGATCAATGGGTTAGTTCGCTAATCAAAGGCATCGGTTGTCCAGAATGTGGTAAAGAACATAAGCACGATGCAGGTGTTAGAATGTTAAAAGTAGCAAGACAAAAACAATTAGAATTAGGTAGTGCAAAATATGTATCAAAAAGTGAAACTAAATGGCTAGATTCGTTAGGTGTTTCGGTTAGACAAAAGCGGTTAGATGATGTGCAATATAGTGTTGATGGGTATGATCCTTCTACTAATACTGTATATCTGTATCACGGAAAATTCTGGCACGGGTGTTTAGAAACGTATAGCCCGGACGATATACATCCAATATTAAAAGTTAAAATGAAACAATTACATAAACAAACACTAAGTTGGGAAAAGAAAATTAAAGATGCAGGATATAACTTAGTAGTACAATGGGGCAAGTAATGTATCCACAAGGCCTATACAGCATGAACTTAACAGGATTGTGGATAAACGAACAATTTGATATCTTTACCAGGCGTGCTACTTGGGAATTAAAGTTTGTATGGTGGCCCAAGCGTTGCTCGTTGTCCAACCAGCGACTATGGTTATGCTGGGCTTATAAAGGCACAGCCATGTATACCGGTCCAGGTGAACCGGTGTTTGAACATCGCTATCACACCAAGGTAGAACATCTAATTTGGAAATTAAAAGGAAACTAAAATGACAACATTTACAACAGAAGATAGACTGGCTCTCATGCCGTTGCAAGATCGTATTACCGCCTGGATTCGAAACTATGCCCAGGAAGCAAATATGAAATCACTGGTAGTAGGAATCAGTGGCGGCATTGACAGTGCAGTGGTCAGTGCGTTATGTGCCAGGACTGGATTGAATACCGTCGCAGTGACTATGCCTATTCGCCAGCGTCCAGAACTACACGACCTTAGTATGCGTCAAGGTGCTTGGTTATCAGAAAATTTTGATAATGTGCGTCATGAGATCATTGACCTAACTACTGTTTTTGATGAGTTTGAACAACGTCTTGCCACTTATCCAAACTTGCTGGGACTTGCCAACAGTCGCAGTCGCCTGCGTATGGTTACACTTTACCAAATTGCTCAAAGCGTTGGTGGACTTGTGGTGGGCACAGGCAACAAAGTTGAAGATTTTGGTGTAGGCTTTTATACCAAATACGGCGACGGCGGTGTAGACATCAGTCCTATTGCTGACTGTTATAAAACTGAAGTATGGCAAATGGGTCGTGAATTAGGAGTCTTACAAGACATTATTGATGCTCCTCCAACCGATGGCCTGTGGGATGATGGCCGTACAGATGAGGATCAACTAGGCCTGACCTATGCTGATTTAGAAGTTGCCATGCGCATGGATTTAGGTGAATTAAAATACACTACGCCAGAACTTGTGGCTAATTTAGAAAAATTTCGTGCTATACAAGCTCGTAGTCTGCACAAAATGAATCCAATTCCAGTATTTAAAAAATAAAAATTTACAGCTGGTATTCAAACCGCGATAAATTATAGTACGCAAATATGCGTATATTATCTTAGGGAATAACATGGAAAAAATTGGATTCATTGGTATTGGCAAACTTGGACTTGATTGTGCCGAAGTTATGGCAGAAAAACACGAAGTTCGTGGCTACGATGTTGCACCACGCACTAGCGATACTGTAAAGGTATGTGACATTGCAGAGTTGGTTAGTGAAAGCGAATGGATTTTTATCGCTGTGCCAACTCCACACACAGAAGGCTACGATGGTTCAGTTCCATCCAGCCATATGGAACCAAAAGACTTTGGTCATGATGCTGTGATTGATGCTATCAACAAGGTAAATCAATATGCCAACGGTGTCAGCAAAAAAGTAGTGTTGATTAGTACTGTGTTGCCTGGTACCACACGCCGCAAGTTTATTACCCTGTTAGATCCTGTACATCAGTTCTTGTACAATCCCTACCTGATTGCCATGGGCTCAGTTAAGTGGGACATGGCCAATCCAGAAATGGTCATCATTGGTACCGAAGACGGTAGCTTGACTGGTGTTGCCGGCGAGTTGATCGATCTCTACAAGACCATTATGAACAACGATCCACGCTACGAAGTTGGCACCTGGGATGAGTGTGAATCGATCAAGATTTTTTACAATACCTTTATCAGTGCCAAGGTTGGCCTGGTCAATATGATCCAAGATTTTGCTCTACGCATCGGACACATCAATGTGGATGTGGTCACCAATGCTCTTGCACGCAGTACCATGCGTATCATGGGACCCAAGTACATGACAGCCGGTATGGGCGATGCAGGCGCCTGCCATCCAAGAGACAATATTGCTCTTCGTTGGTTGGCCAAAGAATACAACATTGGTTACGACCTGTTTGATACTGTCATGCATGCCAGAGAAATACAGGCCAAAAACCTGGCCTTGTTCCTGGTTGATCAAGCCCGTGCCAACAACTTGCCAGTGGTGATCCATGGCAAGGCCTACAAGCCTGATGTAGAATACTGTATTGGTAGTTACTCAACCCTGGTTGGTTTCTATGTCAAAGAAGCCGGTATGCCAGTGGTATATGTAGATCCACTTGCTGATGATCCTGCCGAAGTGGTTGCTTCCATTGATGGTCCTGCTGTATTTTTATGGGCACACAATCGCAAGATCACTTATGAATACACCGGTGATCAAAAGGACACACAACCCTACTGCCCAATTGCGCAAGGCAGTATCATTGTAGATCCATGGCGCAAGCTGACCAGTAGCGACGGCATTACAGTTATTCACTACGGTAATACTCGAGACTAATATGAAATTTTTTGATCGTTTCAAAAAGAAAAAACACGAAGTCAAGGCCGAGCCTAAAACAAAACAGGCTCCAGTTAAAACTGCCAAGGAAATTGCCACAGAAAAAGGCGAAAGCTATATCAACATTGTAAGCATGGATGTTGATCCGGCCGATATCAGCAACGGTGCTTTTGAACTGGACTGGAACGATAAATTCATAGCTGACTTGGTGCGTCACGGTTACATGATGGATCCAAAAGATTCTGATGCCGACATTGTGGATCGTTGGTTCACTGCTGTGTGTCGTAATGTGGTTCTGGAAACTTGGGAACAGTATGAAGCAATGAAAACTGATCCTGAACGTGACCGTTTTGTCAAAACTCGTAACATAGGTGACGGACGTAGTGAAGTTTCATGATTTTTAATCACATTAAACAACTACATGCCGATGGTAAAAAAATTGGCATTACTTTTAGTACATTTGATATGCTACATGCAGGGCATATTGCCATGTTATCTGAAGCCAAGAATCATTGCGATTACTTAATATGCGGACTACAAACAGATCCAACCATCGATCGCCCTGATACCAAAAACAAACCAGTACAAAGTATTGTTGAACGACAAATACAGTTGGCCGCTTGTCGCTATGTGGATGAAGTTGTTGTGTATCAAACCGAGCAAGACTTAATTGATCTATTGCTAATATTGCCAGTGGATGTGCGTGTACTTGGCGTTGAATACGCAGACAAAGAATTTACCGGCAAGAACGAATGCTATCAGCGCGGTATTGAATGTATATTTAATGAGCGAGATCATTCGTTTAGTTCATCAAGTTTACGCCGGCGAGTGGTAGAAGCAGAAACAGTTAAACTACTTAAACAAAAATAGTCATGTCTTTGGTTTTTGGTCCCGAAATAAAGTGCAATAAAAAAACAGCAGATGCGTTGTCCGTGGATAATATTTTATTAACAACGGATAACTTTAAATTGGCATTTGATAATAATGTCATATGCTACAGTGATTTTGGTGATTTGCCCATGGACAAATTTGAATTATTGGCCTCAAAAGGTGTAAAGATTATATGGGAACCCGGGTCTGGTCAACAGCAAGATGTTTATCAGCATCTTAATATTTTAAAAAAATATCAAAAAATTGATGTTGACCCATTAGGCATCAAACAAATATCAATAGATACTAATAGCAATCATATTTTATTTTACGGATGTAGTCATACAGGTGGCGGACCATGGTTAGAACAACAATATTCTTATACAGCAATTGTATCTAAATATTTTAACAAAGATGCTTTAATTCCATCTAAATTAGAACTCAGTAAAAAGCATGTCAGGATCGTTGGAAACTTTAATAATTTTAATCTGTTGGCAAATACAAATTTTTTAAAAGATCAAATAGTAATTTTGCAACTGAGTGATCTAAGTCGGATTAGATTCTATGATCAAACAAAGCAAGCAGTATGTACTTGCAAGCTGTCAGATTTACCACCTTACGAGGTATTGTTATTTGATGACCAACGACTATTCCACGACATGTACGAGCGAATTATGCAATTTATTAATTATGCCCGCGAGAAAAAATTAAAATTTGTATTTTTCAATCTAGGCGGAAATGGAGGGATGGCTGACAAAAATCCAGCACGATATTTGACAGAATTTTATCTGTCAGATTTTGAAGAATTTATACCCGATATGTTATCACTAGTTGTAGATCACGGAATTGATGGTAGCCATTTTGGAGTGCAATCGAACAACAATTTTGCCAAGGCCATAATACAAAAAATTGAGGAACTTTATTAGATGATTTTGTATGTCAATGGTGATAGCCATACTGCGGCGGCCGAAGTGGTCAATACTCATGCGTTTGCCCACGATGATCCACAGTTGATACACCTGGGTAGATTGCCACATCCAGAAAACTTGGCTTACAGTTGGGGGAAATTGTTGAGCCTGGCGTTGAATGCCGGGTTCCATTGTGATGCAGAAAGTGCTGCCAGCAATGCAAGAATCATGAGAACCACTCAAAAATGGTTGGCTCAAAATCCTAATTCTGAAAAATTAGTTATCATACAATGGAGTACTTGGGAACGAGAAGAATGGGAATATGATGACATTGTATATCAAGTCAACGGCAGCGGTATTGACCGTGTTCCTGTCCAAGCACAGGAACGCTATCGTAATTATATAATCGGGCTCAATTGGCAACAAAAAACGCAGGAAGCACATGACCAAATTTGGTCTTTTCACCAACAACTAAAAGAAAAATCTATTCCACATGTGTTTTTCAACGGTAATAATGATTTTTCTAAAATACAAAATCGTTACGATTGGGGCCAAAATTATATTGGGCCATACGATCACAACAGTACCTATAATTCATTGATTCGTGCCGCTGGAATAGATACTGTGTCGCCTAAATCTTGGCATTTTGGCAAAGACGGCCATGCTTGGTGGTTCCGTTACATGCTCAATTACATTGTTAAAAACAAATTTATTTGACATTGTACTTGGTATCTGTTATAATAATAACATGAACTATGTGCTAATTGATACCGCTAATCTCTTTTTTCGTGCTCGACATGGAGCATTTAGAGCCAGTGATACTTGGGAAAAGATTGGATTTGCCTTACACATCACCCTGATGGCCGCTAATAAAATGGCACGTAGATTTGAAGCAGACCATGTGGTCTTTGCTTTAGAAGGACGAAGCTGGCGCAAAGACTTTTATAAACCCTACAAAAATAATAGAACCGTAGCTCGTGCAGCCTTAACAGAAACAGAACAAGAAGAAGATAAGATGTTTTGGGAAACCTATGACAACTTGACTAAATACTTGTCCGAAAGAACCAATTGCTCTGTCATCAAATGCCCAACCGCCGAAGGTGACGATATTATTGCCCGCTGGATAGCTTTACACCCCCATGATAAACATGTAGTAATTTCAAGCGACACTGACTTTGTACAACTGTTGGCGCCCAATGTCACCCAGTACAACGGTATCACCGACGAATTACACACCATAGAAGGAATCTTCGATGCCAAAGGCAAATCTGTCATTGATAAAAAAACTAAAGAAGCTAAAACAATCCCTGATCCTAAATGGCTACTATTTGAAAAATGCATGCGCGGTGATAGTAGCGATAACGTGTTCTCGGCTTACCCGGGCGTACGAACCAAGGGCACTAAGAATAAGGTTGGCCTACAAGAAGCCTATGAAGACAGAGAACGTCAGGGCTACAACTGGAACAACATGATGCTACAACGCTGGACCGATCCTGACGGCGTAGAACATCGTGTGCTGGATGATTATGAACGCAACAGGACCTTGATTGACTTGACAGCACAGCCCGAAGAAGTCAAGGCGTTAGTAGATGCCTGTATCCGTGAACAGATTTCGCACAAAGACATTGGTCAGGTAGGTGTGCGTTTCATGCAGTTTTGTGGCAAGTATGAACTCAACAAGTGTTCGGAATCGGCCGAATCGTTCGGACGTTGGATGAATGCCACTTATCAAGGAATACTAACATGAACAATCGTAGAACACACATGATCATGATAGCGGCTTTGGTATTTTTGGTTGCATCATTAGTCGGATTGATCTGGGGCATAAATTCAACACTCAATCAGTCGCCGATCATGTATGATTGCCGACTTGCTGAAATCAGTCCAGATTTTACACCAGCCATGAAAACCGAATGCAGGAATAAACAAAAGGAATCAACACAATGACATTAATAGCGCTACCGGTGGTAGACAAACAGTATTGGATATTAAAAGAAAACGATCGCAAGGTCGGTAATGTGGAAGCCTGTGCTGGTGGTTATCAAGTCAAGATCCGTAATCAGATAGCACAGTTCAAAACCATCAAGATGGTTGAACAGCGAGTTAACATACAATTTGAGCCAGCACCTAAACGACTCAAATCCACTGAACCCAAGAATCTAGTACATGGATATCCTGTGGCAGGTCGTATGTACAACCCCATGTGGGATATTCCGCAACGATTACCCATCTATACCAAGACAGCCAAGAGCAAGAGTTGGTTCGCGGCCGGTTGGTATCAGGTAAAAAAAGGACGGGCCTGGCAAGTCATGCAAAGTCCAAAATTGATCATGCTACAGAGATATCCATATCATGGTCCATACCACACAAGAGAGGAAGCAGGGAATGACCAATCCATTTAGAGATCAAGAGAAATTCATGATTGCCTGTGAGCAGTCAACCACAGAAGAAAATCAAGCACAGTACCGGATGTACCTGGACTTGATCGACGAGGAAGTCCAGGAACTCAAAGATTCAACCACACCACACGACGACTTAGATGCCTTGATCGACATCTTGGTTGTGACTATTGGTGCTATCTATAGTATGGGTGCTGATCCCGAAGGTGCCTGGCGTGAGGTCATGGCCACTAACCTGGCCAAGATTGATCGAGTGACCGGCAAGGTGCGCCGTCGTGATGATGGCAAGGTTCTCAAACCCGAAGGTTGGACCGCTCCTGACCTCAAGCCTTACCTACACCCCAACTATCAATGAGTATCTTCTTACAAAAGTTTGTGGATCGTGTTAGAGGTCTCGAAGCTCGCGGAGCTCGAGACTTTACCATGAGCATGACTGATGCCAAGGATCTACATGCTGACATTACTAGACTCTTGATTGATCTGCAGAGTCTGCGTGAACAAACCATATCAAAAGACACCGGTGATGAAGTAATTACTATCAAAATAGACGGCGGCTCCTTCTAAATATTGGTATATTATTGTCATAAATAATAGTATCATGAGCCGTCCAAAACCCAGCGTACTTGCCGAACTGACCAACAAATCCACCTACAAGACCGAACAGGTCTTGGCCAGCGACGGAACTTGGGCTGTATTCTACGACGCAAAACCAATCAATCTCAAAACATCAAATCTCCTGGTACAATATCCAGGACCCAAGTATAAAAAAGTATCATTTAGTAATCCCGGACATGCTATCAACTTGGCCAAAAAATTAAATGTGCAATTCAAAACTGACAAGTTCAGTGTAGTGTTGCTAAAACAAGGTACCCAAATCTATCCATGAACACCAATTCACCAACATTTTGTAAACTTAGCCATGTTTCATTAGCTATCCAGAACATGGGAGATGCGTGTGTATGTAACAAAAATAATGCCAGTGTTACAGACAACGATGGCAATAGAAAATTTCTTTACGATACTGGTCTTAAAGACATGTGGAATTTTGAATCCAGACGATCCATTCCCCTTAAGTTAGATGCTGGGGAACAAGTTTCCAGTTGTCAACCTTGTTGGGATGACGAAGCAGCTGGAAATCGATCAAGCCGACAAATGTTCAATGAAAAATTGGCTGATCTAGATCCACTGGCGGATCAGCCTCGCGTGTTGATTATCAAGCCTAGTAATGTTTGTAATCTCAGTTGCAGAACCTGCCAACCTGCTACCAGCTCGGGACTATATCAAGATTTTTATAAACTAGAACAATCGCAAGGCACCTTTGCCGGCTCATTTAAAGAGTATACCAGTCAGTTTGAAACCATTCGTGATGGATTTGGACGTGACAATACCCTAGTATGGAATACCTTTGAACAGTGGATTCCGGGTCTGACATTTTTGGATATCTATGGCGGCGAGCCCATGCTGGCACCAGCCATGTGGGAACGTATGATCAGTGCGGCCAACTCTGGAACTACGGTCAACACTGCGGCACAGATGCATACCAATGCCACAATCTGGAACCAAGACTATATTAACTGCTTGCCTGAATTCAAATCATTCAATGTAGGCATCAGCTACGATGCTAGCCGTCCTGAACATTTGTCATACATTCGTAATGGTGTGGATGTTGATCGTCTAAGAGAAAACACCCAACGCTATGCAGAACTAACAAAAAAACACCCAAACGTAACCGCTTATATCTGTCTCACTGTTAGCATTTTTAATATTTGGTACATTGATGAAATCCTTGATGAATTAGGACAGTATGGTCTAAACATCGGCATCAATGTGGTGTACACTCCTGAACATTATGATTTTAGACACCTACCAGGCGAAGTAAAAACAGCCATGATTGAACGATTTAACGGCTATACTGGACACTATAAAATGCAGATGGATATCCTAATAAATTTATTGAAACACAACATTCCCGGTTGCAATGTGTTGTTTCCAAAATTCTGGTATGAGTTGGTTGCACTTGATAAAATTCGTAGTCAATCTTTTAAACAAGTCATGCCTGAGTACTACGACGCCATTACCACCGCACAGTCTTGGTTGTTAGATGTCAAATAACTTGTGCGTGACAAGCGTAAACTTACTGAAGAATTAATAGCTCAGTTGGATCCTGAAGTCAGGACTACGCTTGAAACATCCATGCATACCTGGTGGTTTAACATACGCAACAATGGCGGCATGAGATTGACCACCCTTGGTTATTGTGTATTTTCAGAAGAACTAGAGTTAACCCAGTACGAATTTGACATTGCGGATCCTATGGTGTTCAATCAGCACATGATCTTGGATCTGGATCGCAAGATGCAGACACCCTACTACATAAAAGCAGCCAAGGGCATACCTCAAAAGGTCATATTTTTTGGTAGCAAAGAAACCATGATGATTCGGTTGTATGGAGATCTCAAACGGTATCTTGACAATTATCAGCCTTAGTGTTATAATACTAGCTAGGGCCTATAGCTTAATGGTAAAGCAGTCGACTCATAATCGATTGAGTCTAAGTTCAATTCTTAGTAGGCCCACCATAAATAGTTTTATTGTTGTAATCCCTCCGTAAGGAAGGCACTGTGGACCCGGGTTCGACTCCCGGATGCTCCACCTAAGTGTATCGAGTATATTTAGGTGGGGCATTATTTGGTTTCGACATGGTGAGCTACTGAACGAGGCAACAGGACAGAGCAGTCCCAAAAACTAAAAAAAGTAAACGCTAACGACTCACAGTTCGCATTGGCCGCTTAGGCAGCCTAGGGTAGGAAATACCTCGTAACAGAAAAGACCAAAACCCGCTTCGGCGGGTTTTTTGTGATTACTTTTTCTTGGATTTTTTTGCAGGAGCTTCAGGTACGACGGTACCTTCTACTTTTTTGTGTGTCTTGATTGTCTTGCACACTTCGTGTTTGGTTTTGGCATCGTCGTGACAAACCTTCTGCATGACTGCTTCTGCGTGTGCTACTGTAAAACCAAATGTTGCAATTAGAGTGATTAAAAGTTTCATACTGTATCCTTACATGGGTGGAAATGATTGTGCTGGACCTGCAGGCTTACCACTGGCTGTGGTAGCAGGTGTGGTACTAAAGGTTGGTGCTGGTGTAGATCCAAACCCACCACTTGTAGTACTACCAAATGCTGGGGCTGGTGTAGATCCAAATCCACCCGAGCTGGCACCGAACGAAGGAGCTGGTGTAGATCCAAATCCACCCGAGCTCATACCGCCACCAAATCCGCCACCGCCATTAAAGTTGTTGGTTGATCCAGAACCAAAGCCGCCTGACTGATTGCCAGTCATGTTAACATTTTGTGTCTGCACAGTGGCTTCAGGATTGACAGCAGTGCCGGCCAACTTCTCTTGTGTGCGACCAAACGCACTAATACCCAGCACTGCGCCCATGGCAATGTGAAACAAGCCGGCACCTTGTAATGTCAATGGATTCCATTGTGTGATCTGCACATGGTTGTAACCTTGCCACAGGGCCCATAAGACTGGAAACACTGCCATGTCTAGCAAACAAATCAACATGTACATCCAGCCCATCATGGGACGCCAGAGGGTCTGCATCCAGTTATCGTTTTTCTTTTTAGACATGATCGCTCCTTAAAACCAAAGTAACACGCCTTGGCTACTCAACAAGATGCCAATGCCTGCTACCAAAAAACTGCTCCAAAATAAACCCATGCTCACAGCCAGGATACTGGCCGACAACAACACAATGGCCATTTGATATGCGGTTGATGCATAACCAATCCAGGGACTACGCTGTTTGGCTAGATCGCGATCTGCTTCCAACTTGTGAGCTTTTTCTAACAATACTTGTTTGCCTTCTGTGGGATCATTCTCATACTTGTCGATCTTGGCTTTCATTTCTTCAGTTCTAGCACGATCACCGTTGTGTTTGGCATCGTATAAGCTCTGTTCAGCTAGACTTTGTTTGATACTTTTGGCCTGATAAAAATTGTAGACATCATTGGCCTTGATGGTGTTGTTTAGCACAGTTGAACTCAAACTGCCGCCGTACCAAGCATTCACAGCCAGTAAGAGTGCAAACACATTGATGACCATGCCGGCCTTATCTTTGATACGAGCTTCGCGCTCGCTACGGCTACCCACAGGTGGTTTGGGTGCGTCGGGGTCTTTGGCTTGTTTGTTGATCAAGCCCAGAACTGAATCTAGTAATGCCATGCTTGCTCCTTGTTTTTATTATTGTTTTAGTGTGGCCTCTAGTGGGCCACATCTATTTATTACGGTATTACTGTGCAGGCGCAGGGTCTACAGCTGGTGCAGGCGCAACCACAATCTGCCCGGCTTGTGTGGCCAAATCAGCAGCATGAGCAGCGGCCAGGGCCTTGAAGCGGGCGGCATCAGCTTCGGCAGCGGCCTGAGCGGCAGTGGCGGCATCTACAGCAATCTGATGTAGATCTCTTGCTTTGACCAAGGCGTCCTGTAGGTCGGCCTTGAGTCGATTAACTAGCGCATTGGCTGACAAGGCATCTGTGCGTGCTTGATCAAATGTGCCTTTGAGGTCAGAGCTCAATGCCGTTTCAATCTTGCCAATTTCTTTAACTACCGCGGCCTCTACTGTTGCCACTTCGTTTTTGGCCAAATTGAATGATTGTGAAATTGCGTCAGCAATTCGTTTTTCAGTGTTTGTGAATAATCCCATGTTTTTCTCCTTGTTTATGAAACAGCACCAACGATGGCTAAGATACCGTTGATGGCTGTGTTGAGTGTTTCCTTGTACTGCAACTTCTGCATGTCCTGAATGATTTCCATTTGTCTCTGCAGATCTTTCAGCGTTTCCGCCAATTCCTGTGGTGTCAGTTGTCCCGCCTGGGCCGCCTGTGATGCCTGCGCTACATAGTTGGCAGCATTCACAAAGGTCGGATCATTGCAGGTAGCAAATGAAGCCAATATATTGTTGATATCGTCTAGTGTCATCTTGGTCTATTCCCTAAAACATGTTGTATTGTATCGGCGCTATGCTCGATTCCTTCAAACTTCAGCTTGCAAAAAAACGGACTTACTGGCGTGCCAGTGTTGTACTGTGTTACCAGGCCCTGGGCTATTTCATTTAGGGCTGTTGCTGCTCGGACGCCATCACCATTGCTGGGCAGGTTCTCACTGTAGGCTTCAAACAGTTCGGTCTTGCGAGCCATGGTCACCGCATTGGGCTGACTCATGATTGGATTGTTGCACGCCTGGGCATAATGACGAGCATCCACACGAATTTCTGAAATCAACAAGTATTCGTTGGGATCATATTTGGTCATGGTCGCAGCATCATAGACAGCACAGCTGGTCAACAAGGGCAACAACAGAACAATTATGCGTTTCATTGTAGGCCTTGCCAGATTTTTTGTTGCGTCTTATACCAGTTTTGCCAACCTTCGTAGCGTTCTTTAAGTATGTAATACTGAGTATAGTTGTTGTTTGAATTTTGTATCAGGTCTGACAGATTGCGTTGTTCGGGACGGAGTGGTGTTAGGTCTGCAGGTGGTTGTTGTAGATCTGCTGGCGCTGTAGGCCAAGCAGGTAACACTGGTGCGGTAGAGTTGGCACAGGCGGTCAACATGAGGGTCGCAAGTAGTATGCTGTATTTCATTTTTTAGGCCCTAGGATTTTACTGCCTAAATTGGCCACAGCGCGATTGTAGTCTTCCCAGGCATCGTCGTTGAGTCTGGCACAGTCACGATCAATTTTGCTCTTGTCTTTGGCAATGATTTGACCCACACCGTAGTTGCGACCTTTGACCAAATGTTCTTGATTGGCCAAGTTGTCGGCCAACTGTTTGGCGGCATCGGCCGAAGCCTGTTCGGCTAACTCAACTTTATGTTGTGCTTCCAGTAGAGCCTGTTGCTGAACAGCAATTACACCAGCTCCACCATATAGGAATACACC